CGTGTTCGCCAACTTCAAGGGTTTTTGCATCACTCACACCTTCATCAAACAAGAACTTGTTGTATCGTTCTTTGAATGTGGATGTGTCAGTCAATAGAAAATTCTTGAATGCATCAGTTTGTCTGCACTTCATACTGAACAAAAAATAAGGATTTGCAATCGTGACTTTTTCAGTCAAGGTCACATACCAGTATTCAGAATCTTGCTTGGTTACCGTTAGCATCTATGTAAAATAGCGACTTGGGTTTTATGTAACAAAAAAGGGTGAGCAAATGCCCACCCCCCTTTTCCTATGATCAAGCAGAATTAAATGCCTAATGTGGTTACTACCGATGCTTGAAGCAAGAATGGTGCTTCGGCTTCAATAGCGGATAGAGTCACCTCGTATCCAGTAGAATCACCCATTGCAGTACCTGTGTTGGCGACCATTGCAGTCACATCGCAACCCAAGTCCTTACCAGCTAACCAATACTCATCGTTGTTCGTTTTCACGATTGCATAGCAACGACCTTGTGCAAGGAGTTTCATCTCATTACGCTTGGTTGTTGACAATCTGCGAAGTTTGAACGCAATGTCGGCTTGGTTGAAAGATGTGCCGTTTTCAATGCTCACATTTGTGGTGTTTGTCATTGATCCGGTTGCTTTCGGCAGCTCGTAAGTGTATACATCACCGCTCACCACAGTTGTTGCAGTAACTACACCACTAACAACGGTAAACTTTGATGCAGTCCAACTGATTAGGTGGATGCTTTTGATACCCCCGATTGCTTCTTTGCAATCAAGGGTAAATCCTGATGTTAATAAACAAGCCATCCTACCTTAGATTAAAGGGTGAAATAAACAACTTCAGATGGGAATGCAACTTGCACACCATATTTGAAAGTGAAACGAACACGAACTTCGTCAGCATCTTGAGAATACCACATTTTCACATCTTCTTCTTCGTGAGCCAAATCAGTTCCTAAGAAGAAGTTAGACAATGAACCAGCAAACAACTTGTTTGTTCCGTTCAAACCGCCAACCGCAATCAAGGTCATATTAGTACCAGGATACACCATTTTCATTTCAGTTGCAGCATCAGCCACATAGTGAAACAAATTGGCGTTCTTCAAGTTTACCAACATCAACTTGTAAGCATCAACACCCAAGAAACAAACTAAATCAGTTTTGGTTGCAACGGCAGCTGGGATGTTTGCATAGATTTGATCCAAGATGTCATCAATGTTTGCAGATGTCACAGTTGTGAAAGTTGTTGGAGCAGCGTTTGCCAATGTTGGAGATGCAGCAGCAATGATCTTGCTGAATCCATCAAAACGGCTCAAGTTAGGATTACCACTTGCGGTGTCACCTTGCCACATTGCAGTTTCCAAAGTTTGTGCGATCACAGCAGCTTTCTCGTTACCAATCTGCTCCTCAAAAGGAACCATTGTTGGTGAACCAGGCATAATTTGTGTTTGCATCCACTTTGCTTCCAAAGTTTTAGGGCAAAGAGTTTCTTCAACTTTCACAGCACCAACGGTGATGTTTCTTTGAGTAAATGTAGTCACACCACTTGGGTTGTAACCACAACCATCAGCTTGGAAGTAGACAGTTGAAGCAAGGATGTTCAAAGATGCAGCAGATTTTACTCCAACTTGCACCTGATTGGCAGCATACAAAGTTGCAGCAGTTTTGTTGCTGAACAATGCTTTTACCAACAGATCAGTTGACTGTTCGTTGGTGTAGGCGGCTAAGGAAGATACGGTAAATGACATTTTTTTATTTGTTTAGTGAGTTTTTGAATTTTGTGAGTGCTTCAAACTTGTCGTTTTTCTTGCTTGAAACGGGGATTTTTGTGGGTTCATCTGAAGGCAAATCAGCAACTTTCTCGATCAAGTCGATTGCTTTGCTCATTGCTTCTTTGTGTGTGTTGTTTGATGCAGTTAATGTTGCGACCTTAGCAGTCAATTCAGCAATTGCAGTTTCCATCTTGGCAACTACTTCGTTGAATGCAGACATAGTTGCAAAATCTTCGGCAGCAACTGGATTTGCAGCGTTTTCGGTTTCTGCTGGTTCTACGATTTCAGTCACAAGACCGTCAACAGTAGTCACCAATGTTCCACCTTCAACTTCGTGAGTTGCATCAGGTGCAGGAATGTTTCCTTCGGCAGTTTGAACGAATACGGCAGTACCTACCATCAATTCGCCTTCCCACTCAATGATTGTGCCATCAGTCAAAGTAGCAGTTGCTAATTCAACGGCAACCGGTTCGTCAGAGAATCCAAGCATTGTGCGGATTTCTTTCAATGTTTCTTTTGCGTTCATTTGTTATATAATTAGGTTTTTGTTTTAAGTGTTGCAATTTTATTTGCCATTCCATTTGGAAAGCAAGGATTTCATCTCCTCAATTAGTTGCTCATCAGCATCAACTGGAAAGTCAAAAACACCCTCAACCGAGAATCCTTTGAACTCGCCTGACTTGACCTTTGACCAAACTTCTTCGTTGTCAATAAGGTATGAAACAAACCAAGAACCATCGGCAACCTCTTCAAATCCCTTCGGTGGCATCACGCCCCGTTCACGATCAATGATGTATGATTCAAATAAGCTCACGCCATCTGCGATTGGTGTTTTGTGGTGAGTGTTCACCGCATCATATTTGTTCGTTCTTGCCCACTTCTTTGCAATCTTGAAGATACTTTCTTTGTCAAATACGACATAGTATTCGCCTCTCACATCATCTCTGCGATAGATTGGCAAATCTGCAATCATTGCTGCTCCGGTAACGATTCGTTTCTCCTCGTCTTGGATGGCAAATTGCATCTTGAACTTTTGTCCAATGCTTCCCAATGCTTTCACGACATCAGGGTTATTGTCGTAGTGTTTAGAGATTCCAAGTGCTTTGACCTTTTCAACCTTTGCTGAATTGCTTCCAGTAGCGAAGATGTGATCACTTGGCAAATTGATATCAATGTTCTCTTTTGAATCACGAGCAGAAATGACATATACTTCGTCACCGTTGTCAATTGCATCCTGGATCATCTTTTTGCCATCAGCAGTTGAGCCAACACCATCCCAATCAAAACTGACTTTTGCAAATGAGAAATGTGTATCCCACATTGAATTGCAGATGGCAACGGCTTGTTCTGATGATTTGCCTTCGTCAATTACATACTTGATGCAACGAGTTATGAATTCATCCTTGCTTTCTTTTTGACCAACTTCAACAAATGCAAGAAAGTCCTTTTGTATGGCTGGAGTTTCTACCAAAGAAACGAACTCAATGCCCGTTTCCTCGTCAAACTCGTTGATGTCTAATCGGTATACTGGTAACTTCATCTTTCTTAAATAGCACTATTTGACAACGGACACTTTTCTCGTAGTATCCACACGATCGGTTGTTCTGCGGATGTCACCTTCAGTCACAAAAACTTTGGTATCAAACTGACCAACTGGTGGAAGCGTTGAACCGATTCTTGGTGCGGACATTTGTGGCATTCCACCGCCACTCATTTGCCCCCCACCTGATGGTGCTGCACCTGCTGACTTGCTTGTGTATGTTTTGTTCCTGATGATAGCCACTTTTGCTAACCCTTGAGCAACTGAGAATGCCGCTGCAATTGCTCCTCGTATTGGTGAACTTGCATCTGCACTTGGTTTGAATTGGCTTTCGTATGCTTTTTGTGCAGTAAAATAAGTTGATATCAATGCTTCTGCAATGCCTAACGCTTTTTGTCTTTCAAATGATTTCTTGGCTGCGGCTTCTGACAATATATCGTGTTGAGTATTTAAAGCGGTAAGCGTTCCAATTGTAGACATTAAAGAATCAACAATCAAATCGTGCATCTGCTGCTCGTGCAACGCTTTGTCTGCTAAAGCTTGATCATCAATTACCTTTTGCTTTGCTTTTGCGTCTTCATCTATTTTTAGAGCCGCATCTACATTCTTTTGTTGAAGTGCAAGTTCGGCTGCATCAGTTTCGGCAATAGCGACAATCCTTAAATCCTCATATTTCTTATCAATTAAAGCCAACGCTTCAGCATTACCCGCAGCCGCAATTTGCTCTTGAATATGAGCTTCTTGAAGTGATGCTATTTTGTTGCTAAATTGTTTTTGAATGCGTTCACCTTCATCAGCAATCTTTGCCAATTCACTTTGTCGCAATGCTTCATTTGCACCCAATTCCGCAGATACTCTTTGATCTAATAATCTTACTCTTTCCGCTTCAATTTTTGCCAATCTCTCAGCTTCTTCTTTGGCAAGTTGTTCTGCAGTTTTAGCAACTTTTACTATTACTTCTTTTTTGACCTCTTGCTTTAATCCAAGTGCATTTTCTTGCTCAATTACTGCCGCAAGTGCCACATTCAAATCAGCAGTTAATGCAGTATATTCTGATGTTAAAGCAATATTACTTTTTTGGAGTGCCTCAATTTCTTGCCTTCTTCCTAATTCTCCACCTTGTTTATCTAAAATGTTCTTATTAAGATCGGATGCAATGATTCTTTCGTTCGCAAGTTGTTTTGCCCGAATTGTCGCATTGTTTTGTGCAATCTCGGTTGCTTTAGCCACGGCAACTGCCTTCACACCCTCCGCTCTTATTTGTAAATCAATTAGTTGAATTCCTAATTTGACCTCCTTGTTGATTCTTTCTAATGCACCAGCTCTACCTAATTCTTCGGTTTTTAAGTTGGGTAGCAAAGTTTGCAATTGCCTTAATGCACCGTTGCGAGTTTCTTCACTATTGGAAGAATTTTGAACGACTGCATTCAAAGAAAGTAAATCCGTTTTGCGAACTTGATTTGATTTAATTTGTTCACTTATTGCATCGTTCAAATCCTTTGTTAACTTCAAATGGCGTTCTTCTTCTTTATTGACTTTGAATAATGACGCACTAATTTCATCCCAATATGCTACAATTGACCCAAGTGCAACCACCAGTAATCCTATGCCTGTTGAACCAATACCGGCTTTAATTGCTGCAAATGCTTTCTTTGCACCATCAAGTACATCATCAAAAATTGTCTCAAATTGTTTTTGAATTTTACCTAATCCCTCAAGACCTTGTGACAATGCCATTGCACCTTGCAATTTTACCATTGTTTTTTCCAAGTCCTTTGAATCATCGCCAAACAATGCCATTGCACCTTGTGCCGTTGCAAACCCATTGGCAATACCTGATATCACCGTGCCGATTCGTGCAAATTTGTTTGGATTAATTGCACTAATTTGGTCGTTGAAATCTTCCATTGATGATTTCGCTTCTGCCAATGCTTTTGTTGCTGCAAGAGCTTCAGGTGAAAAACCACCAAAGGTATGAACTGCTTGTTCGGCTGCTTTTGTTAATTCTTGAATCTCCCCCTTCAATCCTTTGAAGTCAGGTTTTTTGACGGTTAGGTCAATTGCTGCGGTTAGTGCCATTAGTGTTGTCCAGTTATAAAGTAATCAGTTCCGTTGGTTGAGAAGGTATGTGCTGCCCATTGAGAATTGGTTGTGTGTGTATCCGCTCCGTCAATCTTTGCAGTTCCGGTTGTGTCAATGGTGACTTGGTGTCCGCTTGTTATTTTTTTGACAATGAATGTCTTGCCACTCAATCCCGTTGGATTGGGGAAAGTCAATGTCACGCTTCCAGCAGTTGTGTCAACCAAGAACATATAATCGTCAGCAGTTGCAGTGTAGTTTGCTGAGATTGTTTGAACTAAGCCACCGCTCAAGAAGTTTGGATACATTTCGTAGTTTCCGACATAGAGTGTATCAGATTTGGTGACTTCAAAGTCATTGCAGACAAGTGCCACACTTCCATTTGTATTGTTTCCAAATACAACATCGGTCAACCCAAGTCCTGAGTTGTTCGTGTTGACTGGTGATTGTGCAATTCGTTCACCGACAAAAACTCCGTTTCCCGTTCCCGTGCTACCTCCAACACTTATTTTGCGAATGCCTGGTCTGATTGGATTGCTTCCGCTTGGATAAATATCTCCATAAGTTTCCGTGTTTCCTCCGTTTCCCGTTTGACTTCCAACCGTCTTGTTGGTGATGGTTGGTGGTGGGATAAATTGTGCAAGAAGGAATTCACATTCATAAACACCTTCATCAGTTGGGTTGTAATCGTTCACTTGATTCAATCTCCAGTATTGATTTTCAAAGAAATACAAGTTGTTAAATCGCAAATTAATCCAATCCGATGGAGTGATTCTGAAATAAGCTCGTAGAATCTTGGAGTTCTTATTTGTTATCTCATTAAGGAATCGGAAGTAGTAATTTGTGACAAGATTTGAATTCCCATACTTGTAACCAGCACCAACACCCAATTCTTTTGGCATCCCGAATAGAATGTCAA